GGAAAAATGCGTACGTTGCAAGCATTGACCCTACATCTCGATCCGACCCCCCTGCCACGGGGGTTTAGATCGATTTGCACCGGATGACACCAGCGGGTGTTATAGAAAATTCCGGGGCACCTCCAACAAGACTTGGAAAAGAAAACGGCGGAGTGCGGTAGAAAGAAACGTCAAAAGATTCTTGTTGGTATTCAGCTACGTAGTTGGCGTAGTAGTGAGTCTGATCGGACTTAAAATACAGGCGGAGAACTGGAATATCGAGAGGTCTGATATCATTCAGTGAGTCGAGGTGCTTCTCAATGACCAATTGATCATCAAGGCGCAGGCCGAATCTCTCCTCGACTAACATTCTTGTCTTCACGCCGATTTTCTTTGTTATCAACGATTCAAACTTGTGTCTTTTGACGTGGTCATACGCTTCGAGAAAGCGTTCGCGCTCATACACTGACATGAGTTTCGCGATGCGGTCGACGCAGAAGCCAGACGTCACTCTGAGACCATAGAGTGCGAGGCTGCGGAGGACAGGGCAACCGCTGTATTGGTATAGCATGGAAATGGACTTGGCGCGCAACAATGCCATTTTTGTTCTGTGGGCGGCACCCACGTAACGTTGATTCGTCCATCCGAAGGATAGAATCTCCGTAACTGGATCTGTGACGTTGACACGATCATCGTCATCATAGATCAAACCACAGAATTTCATCCCACTTATTTGGCTCTGAGGCTCGGCTTCTATTGAAAAGCCTAAGTCCTTATAGTTCTGTGCTGTTGGAAGGGGATCAGAGCGAATGGCTCCATCGTCGCCTTCGCAGACGACGGCGAATCCCTGAGCTTTATTGTGAAAAGCTGTGAATTCAGCAAGAACCCAGTTGACAAACCCATTTCCAAGAGACGTATTCATCTCTCCGGATAAGCGACAGGCATCAACCCAAAGTGTGAATTCTTTGAAGATGCACTTGTTTTTGCCACGAAGTGCCTTCTTGATCAACTTCATGAAATCAGCACCGCCGTTGAGAGCAGTGGTCATGTAGCGATAAAAAATGAATTCAATTTCGAATCGAAGGTCGTCAAAATGGGCCTCACATGCCTTGTAGTCAGTTTCAACATACTTGGCTCCCAATGAATAGAGTCTGTCCATAAGATATTCGGGTCTTTCAGGTACTGGAATGTACTTGATGAACTCTGGTCGTTTGAACAGTTCTTTTTCAATGAGATGAAAGATCGGGCCGACGAGCGTTTTGAACTCGTCTGAGCGTGAGTTTATGCACCTGGAATGCTTGTATTCAGGGTATTCTTCATCCTTCACAAAGCACTTGGCATGGAAGATTTTCGGATCATCTCGACTAGACATCTCTCGATGTTTTGCTAGGAGCGTTTCCTTCCGGGCAAGAGTGTAAGTGGTGTTTGTTGCGAGCCAGTGTTCGACCGATACATCTGAGTCGGCTGGCAAGGGACAGAATTTTTCTTGGACTAATGTACGTGTGAAGTTCAGGAGATCATTAAACAATCTCATGTCGGGATCTGGTGGTTTTGTGCAAAACCGTTTTAGGGCACCTGCAAGGGTAGTTGAACCATCGGAAGGGTCGACGTGTGGAAGCTTTGCTCCTGGGACATGGCAGCCCAAACTCTCTGCGACGGCTGGTCGAATCTCTGGACCATGGGTTTCATGCTTGACGACATGAACTGGTTTCCAGTCAGGGAGTAGAGGTAGGAACACTTCTTTATATCGATAACCATAGGCGACGATGGGACCCTTTTTGCAGCCCTTTAAAAATCGCGATTTTCGCGTCGCTGAATGGAGCGACGCCAGATACCGTAAGCAACAAGAACTTCATCCATATTAGGCATGAATCCAAGCAGGGGATGTTCTTCATCGTGGTTGATTTTCTGCATGTGAGCCATGGAATATTCTAGCCGAGCTTTAATATTTTCATTTGAACTCAACATGAGCATGTTGTTCGGCGCCGTCAGCTGTGCGATCTTGCTGAGCGACACTAAGTCTACCCGAACGGCTTTATATATGAACATAAAGCCAGGGAACATTGAAACGAACCCAGTGCGTGAGAACTTCGCCTGTGCGAATGTGGAATTTGTTTGGACGAGACTGTCTGCCCCTGTGGCTAATGGTCTTTTATCAGTCATCAAGTCCGGGATGGGGGTGTATTTAAGAGCTACCTTGTAGTGTGTGAATGGGACCCAGAGCAGGTACTTTTGAACCATTCTTATGCACATTTGATACACACAGAACCATATGGGGATGAGGATCCCGATGAGATAGCATATAGGCAGCGAAGAATTGCACAATGGAAACAAAAATCCGATTCCGTAAGAAATGATTGCGGCGGGAAGAAGCAAAAGGGTTCCCCACATGAGCTCAGGAAGTGACAATTTGAAGCGGAATCTATATTCATGATGCTCTCCGTCGACCTGGTGGCCGAAGAATGGGAGAGTCCATCCTGAGGAATAAATACGCAGTTTGTCCACTTCCCAGTCGTTGTGGGTCCAACGGAAAGATCGGAAGGACGCCAGGGGGGCGGTGCGATTCTTGACTTTGATTTCTGGTTCTGGTGGGAGCTCGGCTTCAATGGGAAGCGACGCGGCTTGAACGGCAAGCGGCGTTGGTTGCGGATTTGTCGGAGAGCTTTTCTGTACAAAGTCCTCGAGTGCGGCAAGGCGATCCGCCATATCATCTTTAAGGTCGACGATGGCGTCTCGCGCTGCGGCTTCCTGGTGAACGAGATCCCGGAAAGCCACCTCTGAAGGTTTAGCTTTCCATGAGAACCCGTTACGGGCACCTTTCGCCTTGCAATTTCTGACGAAATGACCAACTTTGCCGCAACCATGGCATTTTTGTTCCTTTTCATGATCGTTTTGATGGGACGAAGAAGCATTCTGATACGTTTTTGAGAATGGCACATTCTTTTTCTGTGCTACCCGAGTCCTGTCTCGGTCTTTCTTCATAAAGGGAACACAAGTTTTGTTGCTGACTTGGATTTTGCTGTTTGTCTCAGAGGTTTAACCGAATCAATATATGGA